GGGTAATACGCGCCTCTATAACAAAGTCTTCCATATCCATCTTTCCTTATTTTTCCAATAAAATTCCAGCATCCATTATCATCAATTTCAACCTTAGATTTTAATCTAATGGTGATTTCCGGAGATTTTAAACATCCACAGGACATTGAATCCCCATTTACTAAAGAGCATCTACATACAATCTTTTCTTTTCCGCATTTACATCTACATAGCCAAAATGAATTCCTTTTGTCTGTGTGATCTAAACTTATAACTATCCAATATCCAAAAGTCTGACCAAGGATGCTTTTTCTTATACGCCTGAATGTCTGTACTTCAGGCGTGTTTTGTTGAATATCACAAATCATGACTTCCCCTTATTTTTTTCTTCAATCGCACACAATCTAATATGGAAATCCCTTATCTCATCATGTATAGATCTAACAAGTTCCCTGTTAGACTCTAGTTTTGCGTCCATATGTCTTATGTCAGCCCTAGACTCGGACCTATTCCATAAGAATAAAGGTATAATCAGAGCCCAATTTCCTAGGATTAGTGCAAAAACTGTTTCTAGATTATTCATTTTTTGGGTTTTCCTTTGTAATTCGTCTTTGCAGGTAGTTCATAAAACAATCTTCTTTGAGGGCGGCACATCTTCTCTCAAGAAATTCTTTCCTTCTTTCAATGTCGCCAAACTCTTTGTGGACGTCCTTTGCCCACTGCATAGTTTGGTGGCAGAACGCTGCATAGTCTACAGACTTTTCGTATTTCTTGTATTCTTCGCAGAAATTAGAGTAATTAAAGTCATCTCTAGCAATCAATAAAGAACACTGGACCAACATAATCATAATTAAAGTTTTCATTTTTTACCTACGCCGTCTTTTCTGTTAATTGCTGTTCGTTAGCTTTGTCAGCCCCTTTAACGATTCCCTCAAACATAGAGGAGTGCATGTCTAGCAGATCGTGTATGCCTTGTTTTGCAAGCCACTCTTTTATCTGCACTTTGTATTGTGGCACAAGATCGAGTTTTTTGCTAACAACTGTAAACTGTTCTTTGCTAATTTTTGTGGGTTGAGCAGGTCCAATCACTGTCTTGCCTGACGCAATATTTCCATCGTCATCTTCCGTGCAAATTCCTATCAGCGATGATAGAGCGTATCTTCGGGTGTAGGTTAGAGCAGCTCCGAACGATTGGCAATCCTGTTTATTCATCAAAACAGGGGTATAAGACTTCACAAATTGCCCGCTTGTATTATGCGACAAAATGGTTAGTATGTAAATTTTCCCCTGATCATCATAGTAAGTTGGCTGAAAAACAGCTAAATTATGTTTACTCAATGGATCTTTACATGAGTCCCAACATGATGTGATATCCGCATAGTTAGATTTAAAGAAAGGATTCTTAGAATCCTTTAAAGCAGGTTTCATCTCTCCTTGCACTTTGGACATAGCCATAGTTATTTCGTTTATCTGCTCTGAATGCATCTGTAAGTTCATTTTTCCCTCTGTTTTTTTATTTTTACGAAGCCATTTCTCGGCACAGTTCCACGTCAAATTTCAGTTGATGTGAGAATGTGTGAATAGGTCTCTTTCTTTCGATGAGCAGGTCGTTTATTGGCAAGCACATGCCAAGGCCATGAACCACCTCATCTAGCGAGTTTTCCAGGATGCCTAGGTCGATGTAGCCATTTCCATACAACTGGTCTAAAACGGACTCTAAATGATCTTGTATGTGCCTTAGACTTCCGCTATATATTACAGGATCCATATCCGGATCTCTGTCATCCTCAAAGTAGTGTTCGTTATACATACATTCCTTTTTCATCTTTTAGAACATGGTTTGTGGAACTGGCATCTAATACACAAGAAATATACTCTTCATATTGTTCGTGAATACCCCTTACGAATGGGTCTCTGCGGTACTTGTACGCGTTTTGTCTGGCCTTATCTCTTATAAGATGTAAGGAAGCTAGCGTCACGCAATGCGTGTCGCAAATGTGCTTAGTTTCCATTCTGTCCCTCATATTTAAAATTTCACTGTACAAAATCTAGCTCGTCTGTGCTAGAACTTTTTGACTGCTGCAACCTGCCGGTTGTTATGCCGGTCAACAGGGAGACTGTCAATATCTACAATATAACACACTTCTGATTTTCTTGTCAACATCTGAAATCAGAATGTTTTCGTAAAAAATGAATCTTGAAAGTTAACGTGAAATTCTGCATACTGATGGGAAATAACCTAGGGGCACACTATGAATCTGCGAGAGTATTTATTTAGAAATGATATGAAAATCTCCCAATTTGCTAGAAAAATTGGGTATAACCCTACATACCTCAATGGTGTAGTTAACGGATTAACTGAACCGGGACATAGGCTTGCAAAAACGATATCAGATGCTACGGATGGAATTGTACCTGTTGACGGGATATGCACGAAAAAGAGAGGCAGGGCGGCAGAATTAGCAAAAAAAGCATGTCAACGTGAACAAATGACTTTCGCAGAAATGTCAAATAAATAAAAATGCACTCGGAGACGAACCCGAGTGCAAAAAAAGAGGTTTGGACTTAACACATTACAACAACGAGCTTGAGCTAACAGCTACTTTAAGGAGAAAACTGCTAGTAGACATCTCGGATCGGAGTAACCTCGGATCGGAGTAACCTCGGATCGGAGTAACTTAGACTCACTATAACAGGTCTATCTTACTCCGAAAAGCAAAATGTTAGCAAGAGCTAAAAATTACTTAAGGAGAAAAATTATGTCTGGTCATATCCAAATCCAAGTTAAAGACGAGTCTAGCGAAAAAAAATACTTCACTCAACTGCCAAACATTCTATTAAGAATGGGTTTTAGTCCATATGTCATAACTTATTACCTAGTCTTGAAGTCCATAGCAGGAATTTCCCCAACAAAAACATGCTTTATGTGTCAGTCGGAAATTGCAGATATGGTAGGTTGCACTCCTAGGCATCTTAGAAAGATGGATGCGATACTGGAGAAGTCATATGCAGAATTAGGTGGCAAGCCTTTGATCATTGTTAAAAGACAAACAAATGACAAGGGTGAGAAGATGACAAATGCAATTTCAATTGTCGATATTTGGGTTGAAAGCATCACCGCATTTGAGAAGAAAATTACTAAAATCCAGGAGAAAAAAAGCACCACAAAAAAGGTGATTAAAAAAATAATTAGTGCGGAACCACGTTCCGCACCTGCGGAACCACGTTCCGCACCTGCGGAACCACGTTCCGATATAATAAGAACGATAGAGAAAGAAATATCTAAGAAGAACGAAAACAACAACGTTAGGAATCGTTCTTCAGATATAAGCGAGCCTACCGTTCTTTTTGATCCAGAAACGTTTAAGTTACCTAACGGAGATGGTCTTTCTCTGAGGATGAAGAGATCTTTTACCAAGTATTCTAGAGAGGATAGACAGAAATTGCACGCAAACGTAGCTTATTTTCAGAAAGTAGTCCAAAAAGGGGCTAAGATTACAAATTACGAGGCATATCTTCAGAGATGTATCAACGAAAATTACGCTCAAAAAGGGGAAAATTCATGGCAAAACCAGACATACGCTAGGTTTATAAAGGAAGAGTACAATCTTCATAAGATGGAGATCCTAAATACCGTTGTAAGATTTAAGAGAAGCGAGAAAGAGCCATATGAGAGTATATCATTCAAGTTGCCTCATCTTTCTTTTGCGGATTCATTGGAAAAATATATAGAAAAACATGGAGAGAAAAATGCCTATTATGAGAAATGAAGAGTCTAAACGGATTCAGCAAGCCGCGGATAAAGAATATGAAAAGATGCAATTGGAAAAACTAGGCGTTAAAGACGATAAATTTGAAGAGGTATTTGCGATTGACAACGACCATTGGTTTTATCAGTATTTGTCTAGGAATGGCGAGTATTTTATGAACGTGGATGGAGAAACTATGTTAGGGCCATTCATAGATCATGTTGAATGTATAAAAAACCTAGTAAATATTATAATTCAAAAGGAAGTTGAACACAGTAAAAAATATCATGAAATACACAAGCTTGTAGATAAATGGTGATATTATGCCAATTGAAGAAGAATTTCACCAAACAGAGCTAGAAAAAGCCCAAGAATTTTACGATTTATTAGAATCATTGAGAGAGAAATATGGACCAAGAAAAATCAAAATCGACGATGGACCTAACGACGAAGCGATTACAACTCATAATAGATAGAGAATACGAATGGGAGTATCCTCAATTTTTGATCTTCTTGCGAAGATGTCTTGGCCGAACAAGGCAGGTCGTAACATGCGATTTAGATTGGCACTATGATGAGCTTTGGAGGCATGAAGAAGGGAAAATGCCAAAGAAGTTCGATAAAGTGAAGGTCGATCAATTGGCTGAATACTATGGGGTCGATCCGTATCTTCTGGAAAGAAAGTACCGCGAATGGGTAAAGTCAAACCCAAGTTGCTATAGAAGAACAAGAGATGAATCATGAAGTTCATTCTTGATGGTGATCCCATAGCTCAGGCTAGGCATAGATCTGTCAAAAGAAAAGGCAAGACGATCAACTACGATCCACATGCTCCTCACAAGCATTACACTCGTATGAAGATCGCAAGATTTGCCATGAATGAGCCTAGATTGGCCTACAAGGATTTCTATCACGTGGAGTTTACATTCTACTTTAGAGTTCCTGAAAGCGATTCTAAAGCTACGAAAAAGGCGAAATTAGAAGGCATTATGACTCATACTCAAAAGCCTGATTTAGACAATCTTGAGAAATTTTTGCTAGATTCGATGTCGGGCGTGCTTTTTTCGGATGACAAAAAAGTCGTAAAGTTAAAAAGTGAAAAGAGATGGGCCGAACGAGGCTATGTAGAGGTGGAGATTAACGGATACAATCACGAGAAAAAAGATGGATGAAAAAATAGATATTGGTCCTGAGCTTTACAATTTGAGAGATCGTCTTGAAAAAGACCACGACAATCTTTCTGTGACGACCAACATGAACTTGAACACTTTGATCTACTATTTCGAGAAATTTCTAGATTCTCATAAAAGATATGAGAAAACTCGATTGGAAATTATGGTTCTTGATGGAAAATTAAAAGAATTAGAGCGAGAAGTAGAGGGAGATGAAAATGAACCTAGTTAAGACGATGATCATGATGACCATGTTAACCTCTTGCAGTACTTTTACAACTGGTATTTCTACAGCTTTAAAGTTTGAGCATGTGGTTGAGGCTGCAACAGAAGCTGCGCTTATAGAATCTAGTAAATCCTAACTTGCAGGCTCTATGTTTTATTTTGTTGTAACAGTTCTTTGCCTATATGGTGTCTTCAGGGCATATTTAGATCGCGAGCATGTAAAGCATGTTGAAAGCATAGACAAACGCCTTAAAGACGTCGCAGATAGTTTGTATTCCATAAAGTTCAGGTTGAGGCATGACAAAGACGAAACAGGCAGAAAATAATTGCAGCGAGTATCCTCAGTGGGTATGCGGAGTGTGCGCCACTGATAACGGTGGTAAATGGAGCGAAGGTCATGTGGCGGCGTTTCATGGAGGGATTTGCGGTTGGTGTAATCAAACACGGGCGGTTACACAGCCTAGAGATTATGGATACCCAGCGTATAAGGGATAACGGATGAATCTTTGCGAAAAAAGTCGTAGAAAAGATATCTGAAATGTGTTACTATGTGAATTTAGAGACTTTGGCGGTTTGGAGGTAACAGCACGGTTGCTGTTCGTTCTGTACGACGTATGTACAGTCCGCGGAGGTCTCTATTTGTTACGCTCCCTCATTAATCTGCTGTAAATGGCGTCTGAGGGGGCTTTTTAATTTATTCCTGGATTCAGGGATAAGAGGGCATAACTTAGAATAACTAGGGGTGTAACATGATTAAACAAGAATGGGTGGACATGGAAATGGGACAGTATGATTGCAAAAAAAGGAAAAAAAAAGACATGCCGACGTTTGAATTTCTTAAAATTCTGATGCTCTTAACTGCTGTTTTTTTTTATACTTCTACGGTTAGTGCATCTGAAAATCAGGGCGATACATATGTGTTGAATTCAGGTAAAGGCGTCTATGTAGACGCTGGAGTGTGGTTTCGCTGTGAAAAATGCCAGACATGTCAATGGCAATCAAACGATAAAGCAAACTGGAGAGGTGAATTTTTCTGTGTGAAATGCGGAGCAAAAATGCGATGACAAAGAATAATGGCAATATAATGCAGAAAAAAATGGACGGTAAAAAAGGTCTGGACGAATATGACTAAGTATATCGTTAAAGCTTTATACAGAACAAAAGAGATGAGAAAAGCTAATGAGATAATGGATAAATATGGCCTGTACACAGGAGTTGGATTTCAGGAGGTGATATGGGAGTTTTCATCGGAGAAAGAAAATGACCCCGAGACTGTTAAAAAGGCTGTAAAAGAGGCGTTTGCAGCAAATGAGTTTGACACTATAGAGATTTCGGTAGGAGTAATGCAATGAAAGATACGATTTTCGAGAAGAAAATTTTCAAATGCTTTTATTGCGGTTTAAAAGACAAGCGTGTGGAATGCAGCGGAATTTGGTATTGCCCTAATCCGCATTGTCCAGGTCCAGGAGGGCATTGGTTTCGCGCTACATTGAATAGTTATACCGTGAATAATGATGGAACCCATAGCGTTTGTGAGGAGGAATTAGAAGAAAAGGCCAATCAATGGGAAAATGGAAAATGGAAAAAAAAAGAAAAGGATTCAGAAGTAAAGCAGATGGAAAAGGACTTTGACTATTGCCTGAAGAGTTATTATGGGAGAGGTCTATTTCATGGAAGTGCAATTGTTTTCCTGGCGGGGTCACTGGCATATGTCATATACCTGTGGGCAACTCTATGAAATATAGATTCGAAATAGTGATTGGAATGGAAGTTGAAATTGATTCCCCGTCTCACGAAATAGCTAAGAAGTTAGCTGAAAACAATTGGGCTGATTATGTTGAAGAGGCGTGGATTGTGAGCATGAGAGATATAGGTAAAAATGAGATGTCGCTCAGAAGGCAAGATAGAATGAAAGGGTTTCCATGAGAGACGACGACGACGATAAATTCCAGGATCTTCTTGATCAATTGTTCGAGTGTACATATGATGCGATGGACTGCCTAAGGCGAATTGAGAAGATTCACAAGATGAAATTTAAAGAAAAAAAAGAAAAGATTGTAGTTGACGAGGTATTAGTTGAACCCGACAAAGAAAATATTTTACTAGAATTAACATAAGAGATATTATCGGACGTTGCAGAAATGGAAAAAGAAGATAAAGAAAGAATGCACGACATACAATCTTTTATTGAAAGATGTAAAATCGAACTGAGCAAAGAGATTGGGGAAATACACCAAAAGAATAAAGAGTTTACTTTAAAAAAGAATTCTCGCGTTCAATGCATAGAATCAAGAAAAAAATATGCTGAATCAGAGAAAGGTATCGAAGCTAGAAAAAGAATCATAGACAATAGACGAGAAAGATTTGTCAAAGCTTGCGAAGGCGTCCGATGGGAAGAAATGAGGCTGATAAAATATTTTTATAGAAATTGCCCAAAAGGATATGAGGTTGATCATATAGTACCTTTGTCTAAAGGTGGCACGCATACACTTTCAAATTTACAATACTTAAGACCTGATCAAAACAGAAAAAAAGCAGATAGCATGGATTGGGAGTACGAGTAATGAAATATCTGGTAATTGATGGAGAAAAATTCTCTGAATTGCAGGTTAGGCAAAACAGAGGGAAATGGCTTGATGATTTTAGAATCTTCAATCGATCAGATGAAGTTGAGAAAATCATGGGAACAGACAAAGCGTTCATAGCTTACCGAAATGAGATCAATCACTTTCTGAATGAGTGTGCTTTGTTTGATTTGGCGGAATGCTGCAAAAAGCAAGAGAGAATTCAACTTGCTAAATTGCGAAGAGAAGATGGTCATGGGCCATGGGATGACAAAGTGATCGAACAAAAAGGAAAGAAATGATACCTAGAATTGGAGACGCTCAAGTTTTCAGAGTTATGAGAACTGATCTCGGTGATTATACGGTTAGCACGATCAGAATAGACGAGACTGATTCAATACCCTTTTATGAAACGGTGATATTCAGCACTTCAAGAGTTCCATGGGATAAAGATATTCTTAATGGGAAAAAGACGTCGTGCGTCATGCAAAGGAATGCAACCAGAATGCATGAATCTGCTGTTAACTTAGTGAAAATTGCATATGGAGACAGTAAAAACAATTCGGCGTGAACAAATGATAGAATGGATCGACGTGATAGCCAAGGTTTATGTGTATGGCAAAATATTTGAAGTGATTATATCTTTACTTTTATTGCCCATTGCTCTATACTGGGTATATTCAAACTGGGAATATATTAAGGAGATGTATAGAAAATGATGCAACTTGAATTTTTTGAGCAGGATGAGGCTACTGTTTTAAGGCATAAAATGAACGATCTGAAAGAGAGTCAAGAGAAAATTAGGAAAGGTTTGTTTGCTAAAAATGGTGATCTTCAGAAAAAGTATGATGATTTGCTTTCAAGATTGCAAATCCTTGAGAGGCATATATGTCAGACCACATAAGTTTGTCTGAAAAACTTCATCTTGTGACAGCAGTTGCGAATCTTATGGAAGAAATGAAACTTGATTTAGAAGATCAAGCTTCATTTCTTGCTTCTGGAGCCCTTGCTGTTTTGATGCTCATTCATCAGGACAAGCAAAAGGTAGCAGAACAGTGGATAATATTTTTTGAGGACTTTATTGATATGCAAGAAGATCAAGAAAATCGCCTGCCAGAAAAATACATATGCAAAGGAGTGTATGAGTAATAAAAGGCTTGAAGAATTTAAGGAAATCACCCGTAAGTTCGTTGTAAGCACTACAGAGCAATTCGATGCTCAAAAAATTCCTAGAGTGACTCAGATGTCTATGCTGTTTACTGTTATGTGTAACATTTCAATAAGATGCAAGAAAACAAAGAGAGATTTAGTGATTCTGATCAATGAGATGTTGGATGCTGTTCCGGCAGATGATTTTGATGCGGAAGGAGAATTGTATGAGAAGGCGAATCCAGAATCCTGCGCTGAATGAACAAGATTCGCTCTTTGATTTGATTAGGCAAGCTCAAGAGATGTATCTGGAAAGAAGTCAGGCAGAGAGGGATTTGATCTATCATGTAGCAAAACTGGATAATGAATCCAGGTCTGCGCTAATCTTAGCGTACGATTTTTTGAGGAACCCTACGCAAAATAATTGATTATTATCTTTTCCTTAAGTAGTGTTATTCATAATGATTCACGGGGCATTAACTCAGTTGGTAGAGGGGCGATGAGCGCGGTCTTAGGGTCTAAAAAGCCTCAAACTAAGGTCTGGTGCGTTTTCATGCGGTTGCGTGGGTTCAAGTCCCACATGCCCCAATAATTCAGTCGGTTACATTTTGTAACCGACTGTCTCACACATATATTTGGGGGTTCTATGCTGTCCTGTTTAAGTTTCGATGGAAGCGGTTATGGGAAGTCTGATTACTGGCATCAAGTAGTCTATAAAACAGCTAAAGATTTCAATGAAAATTGCCCTTGCTGGCAGCATCGTCCATTCAGGATAAATTTCGGGGAAAGCGAATTCAAGATAAAAATTCAGTGTACATTCAAAGATGAATCTTGTATGAAATCATTTGCTCAGACTGAGAGTCGCGTTGAGAGGCTGTTTAAGGAATTTTACAAGGTATGAGGGCTCCTATGTGGATCGAGTACAACAATCAGTGGTTTAACCTAAAGTACTTCATTTACATATGGGTGGAAATGGAAGACGGTAAGTACCTCATGATGGGAGAGACCGCAGATAGAAAAGAAAAGCATGCATTAACAAAAAAGTACGAGTGTAAGTATAAGCTCATCGAAAACTTCTGGGGAAATTGTGATTGAAATGACTGAAAACTTTCCCATAAAAAATCTCACTCTCCTGGAACGCAATCCACGAAAGATTACGAAAGATCAAATGCAAAAACTCTGTAGAAGTATTGAGGAAGACCCTAACTTTCTTCAGCATCGCCCTGTTCTTGTAAATTTAGTGGAAGGAAAGCATATTGTTTACGCTGGAAATCAGCGTGTACGGGCTGCTAAGCAATTAAAGATGAAAGAAATTCCGTGCATCATTGAGAAAGACCTTCCAGACGATATTGTCAAGCAGCGTATCATAAAAGACAACAAAACATACGGCGAATTTGATTTTGACATTTTGGCAAATGAATGGGAGATAGATACTCTGATTGATTGTGGTTTTGTGGCAGAAGATCTCATAGGAGGGGTAAAAGATGAGATCGAGCCCGCAGGGGATGGAGAGGGTGATGGAAAGGTAAAAACTCCTAAAACTTGTCCGCATTGCAATGGCATATTATGACAAAAGTAATCAGCCGATATTGCGAAAATTGTGGAATCCCTTTTAAGTCTGAAAAGGCTAGATTTTGCAGTCAGTCATGTAGGTCAGGATCTGACAAGGGCGGAAAAACCTATGAAGAAAAAAGGTCAGATGTTATATCTAGAATTAACCAGAACTGGTTAAATAGAAAGCCGCCAAAAAGAGTTAAGGCCGATCCGACTCACATTAACTTAACTAATTATTAAGAAGTATGACTAAAGAAGTAAGCTGGGAACAGGTAGATAGTATGTTGATTGCTGGATGCAATGGAGTGGAATGTGCTGCTGCATTAGGAATGCACCCAGATACATTGTACAAATATTGTGAAAGAGAAAAAAAAACCACTTTTTCTGCTTATTTACAGCAAAAAAGAGCGCATGGTAATGGTTTGTTGCATGCTGCTCAATTCCATAAAGCTTACAAAGACAAAAATCCAACAATGTTAATCTGGTTAGGAAAACAAAGGCTAGACCAAAAGGATGGCGATCACGATCTTAAAGAAGCTCCCAATCAGCCTGAAATAGATAAAGATCACGTTATCATGTCACAAGCTCACAGAATAGCGGAGCTGGAGTCAAATGCCAACAAGTCCTAAGCAGAATAAAAGCTTCCACGAAGCAACCCATAGGTTTAATATATGGATTGGGGCTGTAAGATCGGGTAAGACTTTTTCTAGTATTGAAAGATTTATATATGATTTGAAAAATGGACCAAAGGGTGACGCTATGATAATAGGCGTTAACCGTTCGACAATACACAGAAACGTTCTTTCTCATTTATATAAACGCCTTGGATTTCCATGTCCTTCTCCTATGAGTAATAAAGCAACTCTTTATGGTAGAGACGTTTATTTCGTTGGTGCTCCTGATGTATCAGCGGTTACAACTATTCAAGGATCAACTCTTGCTTTAGCTTATGTTGATGAAGCAACATGTATACCTGAGCCATTCTGGAAAATGCTTGAAACACGGCTTAGCGTTCGTGGAGCTAAATTGTTTGCTACAGCAAACCCAGAAGGTCCAGGGCATTTCTTAAAAAAAGAGTATTTGGATCGTTCAGATGTACATGATATAATCTCATGGCAATTTAACCTGGATGACAATCCGGTTCTAGATGAGGTATATAAAAAAGACATTAAAGCATCATTCTCAGGTGTTTTTTATCAAAGGTACATCCTTGGTCAATGGGCGTTGGCTACAGGGGCAATTTTTGATGGGTGGTGCGAATTAAATGTCTTTGATAAAGATTACCCGGCCCCTTCTTTTTATTGTGCGGGTTTAGACTATGGGACTGTAAATCCGACTTCATGCCATATTGCAGCTATAACACCGAATCAGTGGCCGCAAATTCGAATTGAAAAAGAATATTATTTTGACAGCGCAAAACACGGAAGATCAAAAACAGATAGAGAATTGGCAAAAGACATATTTGATTTCTTGAGATATACCCCTATAACAGCCCTGTATGTAGATCCAGCGGCAGCATCTTTAAAGTTAGAACTTAGAAATCTAGATATTCCCGTAGTTGATGCGAATAATGATGTTCTTTTCGGCATTAAGAGTATGACACAGTATATTGCTGGAAAAAATCTCTTGATAAGAAAAGGATGTAAAAACTTAATTGAACAATGCCAGAGCTATGCGTGGGACCCCTATTATGCCGCAAGAGGTGAAGACAAGCCGATAAAGAAGAACGATCACGCAGTAGATAGTTGCCGTTACCTAATCGCTAGTTGCTTTAAGCATGGCCTTGAAGGTCATCCGGATCAAAATCTATCATATGATCAGCTTCGGAGGAAGATATTTGGAGGAGACGAAAGATTGGATGGCTTTGGTGAAAATTCAGGTTATTTCTAGACTTGGTATAAAAGATATGGTATAATGAAGCCACAAATTGGAGTTATGTGGTGGATCAAGAAAAAATCAGAGCAATTCAAAGCGAGAACATGCGATTGGCTAGGATAAAAGCTTCGCAATATTGGAAAAGCGAAGAAGGCAAGTCAAGGAGAAAAGAATTAGCTCTTGAGTATATATCAAGGCAGCCTGTGATAGAGTCTAACTGTCCAAACTGCCATAAAACTTTTTCGTATCAGTCAATGTCCAAGAGAAAATATTGCTCTGGGACATGCAAAAGCGCCTTTAGAAGAAAAATAAAAGTTGATAATGTTGAAGGAGAATGCATCGTCTGCAAAAAAACGTTTTCATTCAACCGATATATCTTAAATCTTGCATGCAGCAATAAATGTAAGTTGAAAATAAAATCACAAACAGGTCAAGAAGGATATTTAAGTCGAGATGGATATAGGTACATATCCAGAGATCATCCTAATTCCAATAAATACGGAAAGATATTTGAGCATACTTTTGTAATGTCTGAATTTATGGGAAGGCCTTTGAAAAAAGGTGAAAATGTTCACCATAAAAATGGCGTTAAAAGTGACAACAGGATTGAGAACTTAGAATTATGGGATAAAAATCAGCCCTCAGAACAGAGGGTGGAGGATAAGATTAAATTTTACAAAGAATTTCTTCAAGAATATGGATATGAAGTGAAAAAATATGAAGACAACTTATGAATGCAAAGGGTGTCACAAGGTCACCTGTGAAGTGCAACATCCTTCAGATGAATATGAACGTGATCTAGAATTATGCTGCGATTGCAGAAAATCTGATAAAGAAAAGATCGAACATGGAGAAGATCGGAATTTCTTCAAGAATATGGATATGAAGTGAAAAAAGTTGTAGAAAAATAATGAGTATCTGCTATTCTCCAAAATAGATCTACGATTTTTATTTTGGAGAGCCTGTGCCTAGTTATGGTGGTGAATATGGATCACAGTTTTACTTAGACGGTAATAGTAACGGGAGTAAAGATATTAAATCAATGATGGATCACTTCTATAGTAGTTCATATCCGAGTAATGCTAGTTTTTGGCAACAGGGCGCCATTGACAAGCGTTTCAAGGCCGGCGATCAAAGTCTCTACAATATGATGTATCAATCATCATCAGCAAATCAAAGACGATTCTTTTTCAATCTAGTCCGACGGCATATCAACATGATATGTGGCTTTCAACGCAAGAATAGAAAATCTACAATAACAGTTCCAAACTTAGACAACGACCCTCTTTCCGATGAATACAATGCTGTTCTCAAATGGAGTGAAAATAGAGATGGATTTCAAGAATATCTTTCTCAGGCTTTTGAGGGGTCTTGTGATACCGGCATGTCTCTTCTTCACCTGTATCCTGATTATACCCTTGATCCTATTAGTGGGGATCTTTTTACTGACCAAGTATCTTATAATAACTTTCTGATTGACCCCTATTTTCGCAAGCAAGACTTGACTGATTGTACTTTCGTATGGCGTCGTAGGTGGGTAAATAAAGATGCTGCAAAAGCTTTACTTCCAGGATTTGCCGATCGTATAGATAAGATGAGACCATCAGGAATGAAAGACGGTCGATTCCCATTGCAGGCAGAGTTACTAAATGTAGGAACTAATCACCTGTTTTCCTTCGATGAATGCTACTACAGAGGATCCAGAGAAGGTACTATCATTCTAGATCCAAAAACTGGAGAGTCATTAGAGTGGGAAGAAGACGAAGAAGATGCAGACGACATGATGGAAATGACACTACGGCAGCAACCTTGGCTGATGGTAATGAAAAAACAGATTCCTACAGTTAAACTTGCGTTATGTTTGGCAGGGGTACCTTTATACGATGGACCAAACTTACTTAATATTGATTCTTATCCGTTCATCCCATCTCTTTGTTACCACGAGCCAGACATTCAATCATATGCATGGCGAGTTCAGGGAGTTATTCGAAATCTTAGAGACGCACAGTACTTATATAATCACCGTAAAGTTATAGAGCTCGAAATCTTAGAGAGTCAGATAAATTCCGGATGGATCTATCCAATCGACTCTGTAACCGATCCAAAAGCATTTAGACAGTCCGGTCAAGGATTTCTTATTCCTCTAAAGGCAGGGCATCTACCTAATGAAATACAAAGAGTAACAGCTCCAGACATCCCTCAAAGCATGATGGAATTGTCTAGAGGTCTTGCAGAAGATATTACAAAGATATCTGGAGTTAATGAAGAGCTTCTAGGTGCTGCTACAGATGATAAGTCTGGAATACTTTCGATGTTAAGGCAAGGGGCTGGATTAACAACCCTACAGACAATTTTCGATAAATTAGATTATACACAGAGATTGTATGGGCAAATCCGTTTACAGGCTATTAGAAAGAACTTTTCTAAAGGCAAGCTTACAAGTATTCTCGGTCATGAGCCTTCACAAAGGTTCTTTACTGCTTCAACACTTAAATACGCTGTTTCTGTAGAGGAAGGAAACTATTCTACATCACAACGTCAAATGGAGTTGCAGCAACTTCTACACTTCAAAGAACTTGGAATGGCAATTGCCGATAAGTCTATCCTTAGAGCTGCATTCATTACGAATAAGCAGCAAGTAATGCAAGATATGGAAGAGCAGCAGCAACAACAACAGCAAGCTCAGCAGGCACAAGCAGAACAGCAAATGAAGAAAGATAATGCTGATGTCATGTCGAAGTATGCTCGTGCAAAAGTTGATATGGCGAAAGAAAAAGAATTGATTGCAAGTTCTCACGAAAAAATGGCAAACATGGTACAACAACAAGCTAAGGCACAACATGAGAATGCCACTGCCGATCTTGAACTTGTTAAAATGATGATTGAATTGGAAGACATGGACTTTGCCAATCTAAAAAACTCTTATGAGCTTGCAATGCAAATCAAGGCGGCCAACTCGCAACAAGAATTAAACCAATCAGCTGAAATTAGCCAACAAGTTGTTGGCTTGTAGGAGGAAACATGGAAGAATCATATGTAAAAGCAGTAAAAGAAGCTGTCAAGCCTAGTAAAGAGAGAATGAAGAAAATGGCTAAAAAGAAGAAAAAAGAAAAGAAATAATTAGATCCTTGGGGGGATTATGAAAGAAAAAGGCGGAATGCGCTCGGCTAAGATGCCAGGCGAGCAGAAAGAAGTCGATCAAGGTAAACTTGGTCACACAAGCAACTTAAAGTATGCTAGTGAATTTGGCAATCCATCTGATATGGATCGTGCTAATCAAGGTTTGGCTAACTATGCTAAGAAAAAACAAATGAAATACTAGAGGCAATATGGCATCTAGAAAAAGTCCTGGGGTTGACCCGCTTGGTCATCCCCCTTTTAGTAAAATAAGCCTAGAAGGCCCTAAGAAACACCATGATTTCCATGGAAATGATGCGTCAGTTCCAGCCAAAGGGAATAAGCGCGCTATTCCTGGTGAACATTGGGAAGTACAATATAGTCCTGGAGCTCCATCAAGAACTATGGTGAATAATCAAGGGGCTGATTTTAACCCTAAGTGTCCTAGGGATAGAGCAACAACACATCTAAAAGTAAACGAGACAGATCATTGATGATAATTTGGAAAAAAGTTTCAGATGAGCCTATGCCAAAAGATAAGGCTATTTTAGCTTTATTTAAAGGTCAGTTTTGCATTACTGAATTTGATGAAGAAAAGAATCACTGGTGGATGTGTTGGATGCCAAGTGCGTATGATCGTAGGTGGTCTGTTAAAGATGAGTTTATTGCAAAATTTACTCATTGGGCTTCTTTAGAATACCCAGAGGACTATTGATGGAGAAAAGAAAAACCGCTGGAGAACTGCAAATTCAAGCATGCGGAGATTCAACTCGTTATGACGCTTTAGAGGTTGGCCATGCGCTAACTGATGATATTCTATATCAGCTTAAGCAATGTGCTCATGAGCACTACCATAAGCTAGATGAGCCGGAATTCATCGTAGGGTATGTGATTGCAGGAGATCCTCTTTTGCGTAATGTGATGAGGAAAAAATTCTTCGCTTATTTGTTTTTACCTAGTCCAAGACCTAATCAGGCCATGTTCTTATATAAGAAATCTGATGATAGTCTGAAAAAACTATGGGTGTTGCCCAACGCGTTAACGATGGCTTGTCTATCAGAAATGCCCCGAGTAGATCCAAAGTTTCGTACTATGAAGGCATGGAGCGATGCATTCTTCAACAAGAAATTCTTCGAATTGATCCGTTATGAGCAGCAAAGGCCAGATTTATTGTCTGAACATGAGTATTTAAATGCTCACCGTGAGGAACTCATCAAGTGCTGCGGACAAAATAGCGACCCTGGAGTCACCGAGTCCTTTGATTTCAGTAAGATCGCAGCCTATAAGGTCATAGACTCTGGAGAACCCGCGCTTGAGTAGTATGTTTTCTATCTCTTTAGGGAGACACATGACTTCTATTGGCACATTGCATCCCATGTACTGCAATGTTTTCCTATAGTGTGCAAAATCGGCCTTCATCTGTTCTTTTTTATCTACTAAATCCATAAGGAGCCTATTATGAGTGATGAACCTGTTTTACCTGTTGATCAGACTGTAGCAGTACAAGAAGAAGATCCGCAACAAATAAACTGGAAGAAATTTCGTGAAACCAGAGAAATCGAACGAAAACAGCGAGAAGACGCCGAAAAAAGAGCCTCAGAAAAAGAAGCAGAAGCGCAGGCTCTCAAGGCTGCTATGGAATCTTTACTCTCTAAGCCGGAAGGTAAGGCTGACGATTCAGAAGACGAAGATGCGCGCATCCAAAAAAAGATTGATGCGATCATGTCGAAACGGGAGCAGCAGATGCAGGAGAACATGCAAATGCGAGAGATGCATGAGTTTCCACAAAAACTTAAATCTGCATACAGCGATTTTGACAGCGTATGTACAACTGAAAATCTAGACTACCTTGAATTCCATTACCCAGAAGTGGCGGCAGGGTTTAAGCATATGCCTGACGGTTTTGATAAATGGGCCAACATCTACAAAGCTGTCAAGCGATTCATTCCTAATTCCGATTCTGTAAAGGATAAGGCGAGGATAGAAAAGAATGCCAATAAACCCCAAAGCATGTCGGTTCCCGGAATCACTCAAACCGGAGACGGTGCGCCTATTCAATTAGATGATAAGAGGAGAGAGGCCAACTGGCAAAGAATGCAACGCGTCATGAAAGGCGGAAGATAATTTATTTGACATAAAATGACTTTTCAGGTATAGTAAATCATTAACAAGTCTAGGGGGCACCCGAAAAGCAGCATCTCACTGCCTGACTTGTCTTATCGAAGAGAAATAACTTGAGAGGTTATATCTATGAATACAACCTTGTCATTATGAAAAAAATAGAGAAAGTATGGAATTAAACGTATTGCTATGGATTTTAGGCGGTGGATTTACGGGTACATGGGGATTGTGTATCTTTTTCATGAATCGTGCAGATAATTTAATGATTCAAATGAGAAGTGATGTGGTGATAATGAGATCTGAGATTAGGCAGGAAATTTTAGAAATTCGTGGTGAAATTTCAGAATTGAAAAATTGTGTTAAAGATCATCATGCAAGAGTGAGTGTTCTTGAGGACAAGGAAAAATAAAAAAATATTGACACATATCTAGATAAAAAAGTATTGTGAATTTAGCTGATTCTGAGGGTCGCTTCCTCTAGGCTGAATTTTCGACTCGCCATCGTAGACTGATATTATTGTTTCGTCAACAAGATTGATTGCAACTCTATTATAGGTATTACGATGGCCACAGGCATCACAAATATTAATAACATGGCGCCAGAGCTGCCTTTACAGTTCTCTGAGGACCTTCTCTCGACGCCAATGTTTAATTTGATTCACTCTTTCGGTGCTGACCTGCACTATGCAGATGCTCACATCGGAAAAACTACGAGAATGAGTCGTTATGAGCGCCTTTCCACTAATGGTGGGCAGCTAGACGGTTCAGGTATCGATCCAGCTCCTGAAGTTGTTGTCAGATCAGATATTGATGCAACCATGGAAATTTATGCTAAGACTGTTGTAATCAACGAGCAGGTAACTCTCTATGAAAACGACAAAGTTCTTACCAAGTTTACATCATTGCTTGGACAATGGATGCGTGAGAAAGAAGATTTGCTTATGCGCGATCTTTATTCTTCTTCTGTTTCCTATATCAATGCTGTTGGCGGTGGTAACGGGGATCAGCCTAGTAATATCTCAAGAGCGGATGTAAACAACATTGAGCGGATTCTTCTTGGTAATGACGCTCGTACAATGTTGGAAAGCGTGGAAGCTACAAGAATGATTGGCACAAGCCCGACAAGGGACGCGTTTATTGCTTTAGCTTCAACTGACGTTTCATCTGACCTTCAAAACGTGTCAGGAGTTCTTTTAAAGAACAACTATCCAAATCAAGACGGCCTTCGTCCTGAAGAATATTGTTCTATCAGTCGCTTTAGGTTCTTTGTGTCTTCAAAAGGTGCTAAGATTCCTGGGGCTTCTTTACTTGGCAATACTGTATATACCATCCCAATGTTTGGTGTTGAAGCGGCGGCTAAGATTGAGCAGAACAACTATTCTGCAATTCTAGGTTATAGACCTCCTTATGTTGTGTCTAGCGTGGCTCAAAACAGTCAGCTATATGCTAAGTTTGCTATCGCACGTGCGATTACAAATCAGAACTGGATCTCAGGCCTAAACGTAACCACACTAGCTTAAGGGGGCGAATATGGCATTTACTATTTTAGACGGTGGTTCTTTCGTTTCCGACGCTGGAAGCAAAGATATCATACTACCTTCTTCAGCAGACTATTTTAAGTTCACGAATGTTACTCAAATGGCAGCTTCTGGGTCAACATGTGTTGCGGGTGAATGGTTTGGCCCTAAGTTTTTGACAGGACAAACCGCTGCAAATGATGGCATTCGCTGGAGGAAAGCAGGTTCACATGCAATTCTTATAGATACGTTTGCAACATCTACTGCTACTAATGGATTTACGTATATCACTGAGTCCCCAGTTGTAGAAGCTCAAGCCGCTAATGCGATTACTGCGATTACTGCGGCATCACCTGCTGTATTTAGTCAAACTAATACATATGCTGCCGGAGATATTATTCGTATTTATGGCACAACAGGAATGTTGCAGTACGGCGGAATTGATATTCAGATCTCTACAGTTACAGGATCTGGATATACAGCTATCGGTCTTCGAGCTGCTGGTTTAACCGCTGGAACTGCTGGATTTACTCGAAGGATTTCACGCTACAATGCGGTTGATCCAGAGTATATGTATGTCACTGAAATTACTAAAGGATCGACCACTCTTGTAAGGACGTCTATTGATCCAACTCTTTACTATGTCGTTGGTATGAAAGTTCGCTTTAGCGTTCCTTCCAGTTTTGGCATGATTCAGTTGGATGGATTGACAGGAACTATTACAGCCCTGTCTTCGGCCGACTACACTATGACAGTGGATATTGATTCTAGTGCATTTACAACATTTGCATTCCCATTAACCACCTTGTCGCCAACGGCAAGACTTTTTGCTACATTGGCACCTGCCGGAGCAAGTACACAGTATAACCCTAACACTATGGTTCAAACTGGGTACAATTTCACACTTCAACCGTTCCATACAGGGCAGTTTACGCCGTTTATGAGACTGGGAGGTGGTGGAGCTGGAAATGCTACAGGAGCTGAAAATGATGTCATCAACTGGTTGGCGTATAAGCTGGAGAGTTGATTATTATTAATAGGCCAGCTCTTCGGAGCTGGCCATTTTTAGGAAAATATGAGCGTAAATACCTACCTACCTCCAACATTGGTTACACCCGGATTCTTAGTGATTACAGCAATCACTACGACTAATCCTATGGTTATTACGAT